GGTCCACGAGCCGCAGAAAAACAGTTGAGAATGGTTCGCAACAAGGCGACCCCATAGGGCTGGGCGCACACGATCCCCCACCCGTCGCAGGCCGTTTGTCACACATTCCTAGCCTGTGACAAGAGGCGACAAGCCAAGGTAAGTGCTGATAAGCGTGGGTGAAGCGGCCAAGGTGCTCGGGCTCAAAAGCCGGGGCAGCATTTACCGCAAGATCAAGAATGGCGAGCTGCCAACAACACCCGGGCCTGATGGCAACCCGCTGATCGAGCGGGATGCACTGGAGCAGCGCTGGGCCAACATCACCCGCACGCGCTCAGATTCACCCCAGCCGCTCCGGCCGGCTGCCGTGCGCTCAGCCCCCGCCGCACCCAAGCCACCACCAAAGCCACCGGAGCAGCTGCCTGAATACGGCGAAAGCCGGGCCCGCACCGAGTTTGAGAAAGCCAACCTGCTGGAACTGGAGCGCCGGCAGAAAGAGGGCCAGCTGCTGGAGCGCGAGGAAGTTGAACGGGCCCAGGCCGCGGCGATCGCCATCAGCAAGACCAGGCTGCTTGGCGTGCCCAGCACCGCCAAGCAGCGCATCCCGCACCTGAGCCTGGAAGAGGTGGAGATCCTCACGACGCTGATCCGTGAGGCCCTTGATGAGCTGGCCAGCTGGGAGGTGGAAGCATGAGCGAGCTTGCGCGGCAGATCCTGAGCCACTGGCGCCCGCCGCCACGGCTGAGCTTGAGCGAATGGGCCGATACCTATGGCGTGCTGACCGGCGACGCGGCGGAGAAAGGCCGATGGAAGACGCTGCCGTACCAGCGCGGAATCATGGACGCCTTCACCGATCCAGAAGTGGAGACGGTGGTGTGCCTCAAGTCCGCTCGGGTGGGCTGGACCATGATCCTGGGGCATGTGATCGGCTACTTCAGCCACCAGGACCCGTGCCCGGTGATGGTGGTCCAGCCCGTGGTGGAGGACGCCGAGGGCTACAGCAAAGAGCAGATCGCGCCAATGTTCCAGGACACGCCGGCGCTGCGCGGGCTGGTGTCGGAATCCAAGGCGCGCAACACCGCCGGCAACACCATCCTGCTGAAGCAGCTCACCAACGGCGGCGTGATCGACATTGTGGGCGCCAACAGCGGCCGAGCATTCCGGCGGAAGTCCAGGCGGGTGGTGCTGTTTGATGAGGCCAGCGCCTACCGGGCGATCCCTGAAGGCGACCCGATCAAGCTGGGCCGCAACCGCTCGGACTACTTCTGGAATCGGAAGATCGGCATCGGCTCCACCCCGATCACCAAGGGTTTTGACCGCACTGAGGCGTGGTTCCTGAAGTCAGATCAGCGGCGGTTCTATGTGCCGTGCCCGTTCTGCCAGGCCATGCAAGTGCTCCGCTGGCCGCAGATGAAATGGCCTGAAGGCAAGCCAGAGCAGGCCGCCTACGAGTGCGAGAACTGCGGCGAGCTGATCCCCCACAGCAGCAAGCGGGCGATGGTGGAGGCCGGTGAATGGCGCGCCACGGCGGTGGCGGCTGAGCCGGGCCTGGTCGGCTTTCACATTTGGGCCGCCTACAGCTTTAGCCCCAACGCGGAATGGGGAAAGCTGGCGCGCGAGTTCCTCGAGGTGAAGGGTGACCCCGAGCAGCTGCAGACGTTCGTGAACACGATCCTGGGCGAAACCTGGGAGGAAGAGTTCAGCGGCCAGGTCAATGCCGAAGGGCTGGCAGCACGGCGCGAGGACTACCCCATGGGCCAGGTGCCGGCCGGCGGCCTGGTGCTCACCGGCGGCGTGGATGTGCAGGACGATCGAATCGCCGTGGCGATTTGGGCATGGGGCCGCGGCGAGGAGGCCTGGCACATCTATGCGCAGGAGATCTGGGGCGACCCGTCACAGCCGGAACTGTGGGAGCAGCTTGATGCGGTGCTGGAGACCAGGTGGGCGCGCGAGAGCGGTGGTGAGATGAAGTTGGCTCAGCTGGCGATCGACTCAGGCCACATGGCCCATGAGGTCTACGCCTATTGCAGGGCCAGGAAGTCTCAGGGTGTGGTGCCAATCAAGGGCGCCAGCGTGCGTGGGAAGCCACCGATCGGGAAAGGCACGCCGGTGGACATCAACCGCCGCAACCAAGCCACGATCAAGGGCGGCGCCATGCTCTTCCAGGTCGGCACCGACACGATCAAGGCCACGCTCTATGCCAGGCTGCGCCACGCCAACCCGGGCCCGGGTTACATCCACATCGGCGAAGCGGCGACCGATCAGTTCCTGCAGCAGCTCACGCCATGGAAACTGCAGACCCGCTACGTCAAGGGCCAACCGGTGCGGGACTGGGTGAAGGCCAGCAAGGACCGCGACGAGTTTGGGGATTGCACGGTCTACAGCTATGCCGCTCTGCAACTCCTGGCCCGCCGCTACAACCGCGCGACGATGTGGGATCAGCTGGAGGCTGCAGCCAAGGCCGGCGCCCCCCAGCGGCCAGCACGGCAGGGCAAGGCAGAACGGCCGGCGGCCCCGTCATTCCTGACGAGCTGGTGAATCAGGATTCCTAGCCTGAGGGCATGACGATCCCCGCGACATTCCGCGCCGGTGACACGGTGAGCTGGCGCGATGACGCCTCCATCGACAGTCTGGGTAATGCGGTCGGCTCCAGCAGCTGGACCCTGACCACCTACCTGCGCAGTGCCACCGCTGGCGCCGGCCTGACGGTGGTGGCCACGGCCTACGGCACTGGCTGGCAGTCAACAATCAGCGCCGCCAATTCGGCAGGCTTGGCGGCTGGGGAGTGGACCTGGGGCGCCAGGGCCACCAATGGCGCGCAGGCGCTCACGATCGGCAGCGGCAGCCTCACGATCCTGGCAGCGCTGAACTATGCCGGCGCACCTGGGGCGCTCGATGGCCGCAGCCAGGCCCGGCAGGACCTTGATGCCGTGCAATCGGCGATCCGTGCATTGATCAGCGGCGGCGCGGTGCGGCGCTACATGATCGGCGGCCGGCAGCTGGAAAAATACAGCCTCGCCGAGCTGATTGAGCGCGAGAACTTGCTCAAGGCAGAAGTGGCCAAGGAAGTAGCCGCCGAGCGGATGGCCAACGGCCTGGGCGATCCCCGCAATCTGTTCGTGAGGTTCGGCTGATGGCATTCGGTCTTGGCTTCTCAATCCGTGAACGGCTGGGCCTGCGCAAGCCCGCAGCAGTCGAACCTCCCAAACGCCGCGCCTATGCCGGTGCCACCGTGTCGCGGCTCACGGCCGACTGGGTGAGCGGCGGCAGCAGCGCCGACAGCGAGATCAAGGGCAGCATCAGCAGGCTGCGCAACCGCGCGCGCCAGCTGGTGCGGGACAACGACTATGCCAAGCGGGCCAAGAGCCTGGTCACCAACAACGTGGTGGGCACCGGCATCAGGCTGCAGATGCAGGTGCGGATGCAGCGCGGCGGCGGCCGGCTGGATCAGGTGGTAAATGACCAGATCGAAACGGCCTGGGAGAAGTGGACCCGCAAGGCCACCTGTGACGTTGCCGGCCGCTTAAACCTGCACCAGATCGAGCGCATGGCGATGGGCGCCATGGTCGAAAGCGGCGAGATCTTGATCAGGCTGGTGCCGCAAGCCTTCGGTGGCGGCCGGGTGCCGCTGGCGCTGCAGGTGTTCGAGTCTGATCAGCTTGACGAGAACTACTCCGGTGGCAGCACGGCGCCGGGCAACGAATGGCGCATGGGCGTGGAGGTGGATCGCTTTGGGCGGCCGGTGACCTATGCCTTTCTGGCCAAGCACCCGGGCGACACGGCCCTAGGCGGCAGCAACCCCAGCGCGCGCCATCTGCTGGTACCAGCCAGCGAGGTGCTGCACCTGTTTGTGCCGGAGCGCCCGCAGCAGACCCGCGGCGTTTCGTGGTTTGCCGCTGGCATTCAGCGGCTCCATCACCTGGCCGGCTACGAGCAGGCGGCCCTGGTGCGGGCCCGGGCAGCATCGGCGCTGATGGGTTTCATCACCAGCCCCGAAGGTGCGGGCGAAACCTACGGGGAAGAGGTGATCGACGGCGAGCATGTCACCACCTTTGAGCCGGGCATGTTCAAAACGCTGTTCCCTGGCCAGTCGGTGGAGGTGCCACAGATCAACGCGCCGGATGGCCAGCTTGAGCCGTTCGTGCGCGGGATGCTGCGGGCGTTTGCCAGCGGCGTTGGCGTGAACTACGCCGCGCTCAGCGGGGACTACAGCCAGAGCAACTACAGCAGCAGCCGCCTGGCGCAGATCGAGGACCGCGACGGCTGGAAGGTGCTGCAGCAGTACCTGATTGATGAGCTGCTCACTCCCGTGTTTGAGCGTTGGCTGGAGGCCGCCGTGCTGAGCGGCGTGCTGAACCTGCCGAGCTACGAGCTGGCGCCGGATCGCTTCTGCTCCTGCCGGTGGATGGCTCGCGGCTGGGCCTACATCGATCCGCTCAAGGACGCGGAGGCCGACAAGATGGCCATCCGCTCCGGCACCAAGACCCAGGCCCAGGTGGTGGCCGAACAGGGCGGCGACCTTGAGGAGCTGCTGCTGGCACGCAAGGCCGAAGTCGAACGGGCCCAGGAGCTGGAGCTCCAGTTCGACACCAACCCGGCCGACGATGGCGATGCCGGCTATGTCGAGCCGACTGATCCGGCTGTTGATACCACTGAGGACACTGCCGAAGGTGACGGGATCGGAGTTCCTAGCCTGAACCAAGATGGGATGAGCGATGGACTTGATGCGTGATCTGGAGGGCCAGACCCATCGCCGCGCGGCGTCGCTGGATGGCGTGGCCATCAGCAGCGAAGACCGAACGATGGAGTTCTCCTTCTCCAGCGAATACCCGGTGCAGCGCTACTTCGGCAACGAAGTGCTCAGTCATGAGCGCGGCGCCGTGGATCTGGGCCGCATGAACGATGGCGCGCCGGTGCTGTTCAACCATGACCCCAATCGCGTGATTGGGGTGGTGGAGCGTGCCTGGCTTGATGGCGAGAAGAAGCGCGGCATGGTGTCGGTCAAGTTCTCGCGCAATCCGTTTGCGCAGGAAGTGATGACCGACATCGCCGATGGCGTTCTTCGGAACGTCTCGGTGGGCTACTCCATCAATCAGATGGAGGAGCGCGCCGGCGATTTTGTCGCCACCTCGTGGAGCGCCTACGAGGTGAGCGTCGTTGGAATCGCTGCCGACCCCACCATCGGGATCGGGCGAAAGCTCGACACCGATGACGCGGCCCCAGCCGCAACCCCGACCCCTACCCCTTCCCCTACTTCCATGGAAGACACCAACCTCAACCTCGAGGCGGTGCGGGCGGAAGCGGCTGCACAAGCCGCCAACGCCGAGCGCATCCGCATCGCCAGCATCAACGCTCTGACTGAGCGCCACGGCCTCAAGGATCTGGGTGCCACCCTGATCGAAAACGGCCGCAGCATCGACGAAGCCCGCGCTGCGGTGCTTGAGAAGATCAGCGCCAAGCCTGTCGAAACCGTCAAGCCGGTTGAGATGGACCAGCGCGACGCCAGCCGCTTCAACATCACCGCCGGCATCCGTGCCGCGCTGTCTGGGGACTGGAGCTCCTACGAAGCCGGCCTGGTGCGCGAGATGAGCGCCGAGGTGCAGAAGTCGATGGGCCGTGCCCCTTCGGCTGAGCGGGCTTTCTTCATCCCCTTCTCTGCTCTGACCCGGGCCACCTACGTCACCAGCGGCGCCAGCACCGGCGGCAACCTGGTGGCCACCGATCTGCTGGATCAGGACTTCATTGAGTTCCTGCGCAATCGTTCGGTGATGCTCGCCGCTGGTGTTCGCACTATGCCCGGCCTGCAGGGCAATGTGGCGATTCCCCGTCGCTCTGGTGTGGCTTCGACCTACTACCTGAGCAGCCAGACCACCGCCATCACCCAGTCGGAATCCACCTTCGACCAGGTGACGCTCTCGCCGAAGAACCTGGCCGCGCTGTCTAAGTACAGCCGCCAAACGCTTCTCCAGGCCACCCCTGGTATTGAACAGCTGGTGCGCACCGACCTGATCGACGGCATCAACGTCGCCATGGATCTGGGCATCCTCAACGGCTCTGGCTCCAGCGGCCAGCCCACCGGGATCATGCAGACCAGCGGCATTGGTTCAGTGGCCATCGGCACCAACGGTGGCGCCATCACCCTTGAGGCCCTGGTGAACCTGGAAACCGAGCTCACCATCGACAACGTGCCGGTTGATCGCAACTCGGTCAGCTACATCACCAACGCCAAGGTGATGGGCAACCTGAAGAAGCTCCGCGCCGGTGGTTCCACCACGGGCGATGGTCCCTTCCTGGTGAACGACAACCTGCTGGCCATCGGCCGCGGCGCCACCCCTTCGGTGGTGAATGGTTACCCCATCTACGTCACCAACCAGGTGCCCAGCAACCTGACCAAGGGCAGCACCAGCGGCACTTGCTCGGCGGTGTTGATCGGCGACTACAGCCAGGCCATGGTGGGCCTCTGGGGCAACGGCCTCGAGATCACCGTGGGCGAGGACCAGGACGACTTCTCCAAGGCGCTCACCAGCGTCCGGGGCATCGTGACCTACGACGTGGCGGTGCGCGATCCCAAGTGCTTTGCCGCTTGTTTGGATGTGACGACCAGCTGATAGGGGCTCAGGCTCCCAACCCTGACCGGGGCGGCGCTTGCCGCCCCTTTCCCACATGAAGATCCTCGTCACCCGTAACACCATCGCCAGCGGCCAGGCCCTTGAGGCTGGGACCGTTTACGACGTAAGCAACGACGACGCGGCGATCCTCGCCCGACTGGGCAAGGCCACCACCGAGCTGCCGCCTGAACCCAAGCCCACCCGCAAGGCCAAGGAGGGTTGATGTTCACCGAGGATCTAAGCGTCTTCCTGAACCTTGACGGCTTCGGCGTGCCAGTGGTCGCCGGGGCCGTTTCAGGCGTAGGCATCCTCGATCAAAACAGCGAGATCATCCTCGGCGGTGAGCTCACCATCATCGATTATTTGCTGACCGTCCCAACGGCCACTTTTGGCGGCTTGACCTATGGCGACCTGGTGACCGTGGATGGCGTCAGCTACAAGGTCGAAACGCAGCCGCAGCGCTTCGATGATGGCGCGTTCTGCCGGGTGCCGTTGGTGAAGGCTGACCCTGATCCGGCCATTGATTACATCCTCGACGGCGGCGCCGCTGTGGCCGCTGGGACCATCTACGACGGCGGAGGAGCATGAGCCAGACCATCCCCGCACGCATTGTCATTCGGCGCGATACGGCAGCAGCGTGGACCGCTGCAAACCCCGTGCTGCTCAGCGGCGAATGGGGGTTTGAAACGGATACCAGAAAGCTCAAGATCGGCAACGGCAGCAGCGCCTGGAATGCGCTCAGCTACTACTCCACCGGCGGCGGCAGCGGCAACACCATCCTCAGCGGCACCGGCGCCCCCAGCAGCGCCTTGGGTGCCAACGGTGATATCTACCTAGACACTGCCGCCACGCGCCTGTATGGCCCCAAGGCGGATGGCCTGTGGGGCTCTGGCGTTTCATTGATCGGCGCCGCCGGAGCAAACGGGACGAACGGAACCAACGGGACGAACGGGACGAACGGCACAGCAGCCACCGTCAGCGTTGGCACGGTGACCACAGGCGCTGCGGGATCGTCAGCAACGGTCACGAACACCGGCACCTCCAGCGCCGCCGTGCTGGCGTTCACGATTCCCCAGGGCGCAGCGGGAACGAACGGCACGAACGGCACGAACGGCACAGCCGCCACGGTGGCGGTCGGCACGGTCACCACGGGCGCTCCTGGATCGAGCGCTGCTGTTACGAACACCGGCAGCAGTTCTGCCGCTGTGCTGGCATTCACCATCCCTCGCGGCGACGCAGGCGCAGCAGGAGCCAACGGCACGAACGGCACAGCCGCCACAGTGGCCGTTGGCAGTGTCACCACGGGTGCGGCAGGCAGCTCCGCCAGCGTCAGCAACGGAGGCTCCAGCAGCGCGGCTGTCTTCAACTTCACCATCCCCCGTGGCGATACCGGGGCCACAGGCGCCACCGGCGCTACCGGCCCCGCTGGGCCTGTTGCTGGCAGCAGCGGCCAGCTCGTCTACAACAACGCAGGCAGCGCCGCTGGGGCATCGGTGGGCGGCGGTCTGACGCTTTCTGGTGGCGTGCTTGGCGCGGACACGATCTGCCTCACCGCTGCCGAATACGCGGCGCTTGCATCTCCCGTTTCCGGCAAGCTCTACCTAATTCGCCGAGAATACACCAGTCCGCCTGAATCGTTGTTGCCTGCTATTTATGCGGGATACAAAAACGGTGTGCAGGTGTTCTATGACGATTCGGGTGATGCTGGTAGGTTTTGGAAGACAAGGGCAAACGCGGCTGATAACTTTTGGAACAGCGTTACATGGGCACCATCGCTGAACCTGTTCTGTGCCGTGGCACTCACCGGCGTCGGAAACAGGGTGATGACATCTTCAGATGGAACAAACTGGACTACTAGAACAAGCGCAGCGGATAACCAGTGGAACAGCGTTACATGGGCACCATCGCTGAACCTGTTCTGCGCAGTTTCAGGCAGCGGCACCGGAAACAGGGTGATGACATCTCCAGATGGAACAAACTGGACTACTAGAACAAGCGCAGCGGATAACACTTGGAACAGCGTTACATGGTCGCCATCGCTGAACTTGTTCTGCGCAGTTGCAAGCAGCGGCACCGGAAACAGGGTGATGACATCACCGGATGGAGCGACATGGACGGCTCGAACAAGCGCAGCTGATAACAGTTGGCGTTCCGTTGTATGGGCACCATCGCTGAACCTGTTCTGCGCAGTTTCAAGCAACGGCGTCGGAAACAGAGTAATGACATCACCGGATGGAGCGACATGGACGGCTCGAGCAAGCGCAGCTGATAACAGTTGGAACAGCGTTACATGGGCACCATCGCTGAACCTGTTCTGCGCAGTTTCAGGCAGCGGCGCCGGAAACAGGGTGATGACATCACCGGATGGAGCGACATGGACGGTTCGAACAAGCGCAGCTGATGTCCAGTGGCTCAGCGTTACATGGGCACCATCGCTGAACCTGTTCTGCGCGGTGAGTTTCGACGGAGTTGGAAACCGCGTCATGACCTCCACGAGTTTCCCATGACACAACAACTCCCACAGATCGGCGCCACGGTTCGCCGGATCGAGCCTCCGACCAACGGTCTGGCCACGGTCTGCGAAGTGCAACGCAATGGCGACGACTACAGCATTTGCATCAACTACGCCGAAGGCGGGCAGGCGTGGTGGCCGCTGGAGTGTTTGGAAATTGTCAACGACACCACCTCCGACTGGGCGCGCTTCAAGCGAATCGCGCTGAACAGCGACACCTTGAACGGAATCATTGCCACCGCCTACGAATTAGCGCCGGTTGCTGCTGGCGCCCTGGCATCAGCGCTGTTGCGTGCTGAATCCGGGGATGTCAGCGATTTCGCGGACGCCTGGAAGAAGATCACGCGAGCTGTCGATGTCCCCGCCGAGGTGATTGCGGGCTTTGTCGGCGTGGCGCAAGCCTGCCAGCTCCCGGCGGATTTTGTGGCGGCGCTCTCGCCAGACTGAGGTACGACCGCATGAGCACCATGCCACCGGAGGACGTCAGCCACAGGGAGATCTGGATCGCGCTTACCGACCTGACCGGGCGAATTGACAACATCCGCAACCTGCTGATCGAGCGCAAGGAAGACCAGGACCGCACACGCAGGGACGTTGATGGCCTGTTTGATCGGGTGCGGCGGGTCGAGGCTCGTCTGGCGCAGGTGGTCATCCTGGGCGTGGTGCTGGCGATCTTGACTCAGGCATTCGGTCAGGCCGTGCAGCTCAGACTCTTGGTGCCGACCATTGAACGTCAGCAGGTGAAGCCATGACTTGGTTCACCGCTGCCATGGTGGCTACGTACATCGGCGTCTGTGAGGCCCGGGTGCCATCGCCGTATCAGGCCTGCGAGGCTCGCTGGAACTGGGCCTTGGGCGTGCTGGTGCCCTCGCCTATCCAGGGCGCCGGGCGGCTCATTGCTGGCCAGCTGCGCCGCCGCAGAGAGCCTGACATCAAACCCGACAACGATCAGCAGCCATGACCGCAAGCAAGAGCGAAACGATCCTGGCCCGCATCGCAACGGTGCTGGCCCCCACCGCGGGCATCAGCTCCAGAGTGTTCCGCGACCGCTGGGAGGCGTTGGCCAGATCGGAGCTCCCGGCCCTGGTGATCGAGCCGCAGAGCGAGAACGATGACATCCTCACCACCACCGAAACGGTTACCACCACGCTGGCGGTGAACGTTGACATCCTGATCAGTGGCGCGCCGTTGAGCACCCTGGCCGATCCCATCAGGGTGTCGCTGCATTCGCTGCTGCTGGCCGATACAACTCTGCGGGGCCTGGTGATCAGCATCTATCCAACCGGCCGCCAATGGGACGCGCAAAGCGGTGAGATTGGAGTGTTGAGGTGTTCCTACGCTGTCAGGTACAGGACCAGCCTTGGAAGCCTGACTTGAGCATCCTTCCTCCCCTCCCCGATCAGCCCGGCGCCTACCTGCTGGTGGACGACGACTGGATCCTCGACCACCGCACCGAACTTCCCGCCCTTCCTGATCTGAACCATGGCACTGACACGACGGCAGCTGTTGATGGTGGCCCTGGAGGGCTCCTACGGGACATCAGCGACCCCGACCGGCACTGATGCCCTGTTGGTGCTGGATCCCAGCCTGACGCCTCTGGATGCCCAGGTGATCGAGCGCGCCATCATTGATCCGGCGTTTGGCCGTGTGCGCTCGCGGATCCTGGCGCAACGCAAGCTGGGCCTGGCGTTTGGTGTTGAGGCCACCGGCAGCGGCACCGCCGGCACCGCGCCGAAGTTTGGCGCGCTGCTGCAGGCTTGCGGCCTGAGCCTGGCAACGGTGGCCAGCACAAGCAACACCTACAGCCCTGCCACCCCGGCCACCGATTCGGTGACGCTGAATCACAACTGGGATGGCAACAAGCATGAGGGCACCGGCGCCCGTGGCACGTTTGAGCTGGCGATGACGGCCGGCGAAATCCCCCGGTTCAATTTCACCATGACCGGGATTTACAACGCCCCCAGCGACGTTGCTTTCCCAACCCCGACCTACACCAACCAGGCGCAGCCGCTTGATGTGAGCGCCAGCAACACCACCAGCGTGAGCGTGGCTGGCCTGTCGGCTTGCATGGCTGAGTTCAGCCTGAACTGCAACAACACCATTGAGTTCTTTGATCACGCTGGCTGCACCAAGCAAGCCAGGATCACCGATCGCATGGTGGAAGGCAGTATCACGATCGAGCGGCCGGACCTGCTGAGCACCAAGGACTTCTACGCCCAGGCCATCGCCGGCACCACCGGCTCGATCAGCTTCACGCACGGCACCACCGCCGGCAATCGCATGGTGGTGACCATCTCGACCGCCAACTTCGGCCCGCCTGAGGTGGCTGACCTGCGCGGCATCGCTGGCCTGAAGATCCCGTTTGTGGCCCTGCACACTGCCGGCAGCTCGAACGAGTTCTCGCTCGCCTTCACCTGAGCCGCCAGGCTCAGGCTTTCGACTCTGAACCATTCACAGCAACCCCATGGGCTTCAAGATCAGCGAGGCCAGCAGCTACCGCTGGCCTGTGGCCGGCGAGGTGGCCGGCGTCCGCTTCAGCTTCAAGGCTGATTTTGCCTTCCTGCCTCAGGAGCGCATCGACTACCTGACCGTGGCATCGGCTCGCCGCCAGGCCCTGCTGGAGCGCGGCCAGGACGATGCCGACCTGCAGAACGTCACTGCTCGCGCCATCGCTGCCGAGGTGCTGGTGGGCTGGAGCGAGGTGACCGACGACAATGATGAGCCGGTGGTGTTCACCGCTGCCGCGGCCGATCGCCTCCTGCAGATCCAGGGCGTGGCCGCTGCGGTGGTCGAGGCTTGGGGTGAAAGCCTGCAGGGAGCCAAGCGGGGAAACTTGAAGGCGCCGCGCGGTATTGGCTGACCGGCGGCGCTGACGACCTGGAAGACTCCGCAGCGGCCTGGGGGCTGGAGCTCCCGCCGGAGGTGATCGGCCCGCAGGACTTTGAGGTGTGGCCAGAAAACTGGCCCGCGGTTGAATTGTTCCTGCGCTGCCAAACGCAGTGGCGCACCAGCGTGAACGGGAGAGCCGGCCTGGATTATGGCGTTGTGCTCAGCCTGGGTAGCCTGTACCAGATGGCCGATCTGCCGCGTGTTCTGGAGGATCTGCAGGTGATCGAGCACACCATTTTGCTGGAGCAGGCGCGATGAATCTGGATGCGATTCTGCGCATTGGCGCCAAGGTCACCGGCACTGAGCAGGTGGCGCAGCTGCAGGGGAAGCTCAAGGCGGCAGAAGGAGCAGCGCAATCCATGGCCAGCCGTGCCGGGCTGCTCAGTGGCGCGCTGGCCGCTGTGGTTCCAGCGGTCACGATTGGCGGCCTTGGTGCGTTGATCAGCAGCACCATTGAAGCCGGCGACGCGCTCAACGACATGAGCCAGAAAACCGGCGTGAGCGTCGAGGCCCTGGCAAAGTTCAAGAAGGCGGCGGCCACCAGTGGCACGGATATTGAGGCCGTGTCCAAGAGCCTGGTGAAGCTGGATCGGGGCCTGTTCAACATTGGCGGCAAGGGCGACAAAGTTGGCCCGGCCTTGGACCGGCTTGGCATCAGCGCCAAGGACGCAGCCGGGAACCTCAAGAGCGCTGATCAGATCACGCTTGAGGTGGCCAATCGGTTTGCGGCCATGCCCGATGGCGTTGAGAAAACGGCCACCGCGCTGGATCTGTTTGGCAAGGCTGGCGCCGACATGATCCCCATGCTGAACATGGGCGGCAAGGCAATCGACAGCCTGAGTATCAAGATGACCACCGCTTTTGCAAAGAAGGCGGACGACTACAGCGACAAGCTGGCCATGCTCAGCGGCAAGGTTGGCGGCTTGGCGGCTGGCTTGACCGTGGCCCTGCTGCCGGCTCTTGATGCCATCGCCACCGGGCTCACCGCGGTTGTCGATGGCTTCAGCAAGCTGCCCGGGCCGGTGCAGGCCATCATCGGCGGCGTGGCCCTGCTGTCCATCAGCCTGGCTGCTCTGGCGCCGATCTTTGCCAGCCTGATCACGGTGGCCACGGCATTCCAGGGTTTGACGATTGGCGCCACCATTGCCGGCTGGCTTGGAGCAATCGGGCCGCTGATCACCACCGTGGCCACGTTTGTGGCCGGGATCGTTGGCATGCCGCTGTTGATTGGTGCGGCATTGGTGGCGGTTGGCGTGTTGGTTTACAAGTTCAGGGATCAAATCTTTGGGGCGTTTAGGTGGCTTGGCGATGCCATCGGCAGCATTGGCGCGGCAATGATCAAGCCGTTTGAGGCTGCCGCCAATGGCATCAGACAGGTGTTGCGGAATGTGGTCAGCTATGGCGCCAACGTCATCAACGGATTCCTGGGCGCGGTGAATCAAATGATCGCTGCAGTCAACAGGGTGGCCGGGCAACTGCGCCTTCCCCAGTTGCCGCTGTTCGGTCTGGTTCCAACGCCGCAATTCGCCACCGGCGCCTATGTGACTGGCGCCACGACAGCCACAGTGGGCGAGGCCGGGCCTGAGTATGTGATCCCAGCGGCGCGCATGGGCGCTGCTTCCAAGGCGTTCCTGCAGGGTGCCAGGGGCATTGATGTGGTGAACGGCGCGGGCGGCTCGGGTGCCCCCACCATCAACATCACCACCGGCCAGGTGGTGCAGATGCCTGATGGCAGCCAATGGGTCAGCATGGCTGACCTCGAGCAGGCCATGCGCGCCACCGCTGCTGGTGTCTTGGGTCAGCTGCGCACCCCAGCCGGCCGGGTTGCTCTGGGAGGTGCCTGATGATCCGGGGGCAGGCGGCGTTCGTGGCGATCGGCGACGGCTTCGGCGCCACGTTTGCGCGGTGGCAGAGCTACTGGGTCGATGCCGTGGTGAGCTGGGACGGCGCATCCTGGAGTTACCAGCAGCTCGACTGGGCAGGGCTTGCCAGCGGCCAGGCTGTTGGCGATCAGGCGACGCTGACCCTGCCAGCGGTGCCATCGGTGCAGGCCATGACTGAGCAGGCTCTGGCAGGCCCGTGGGTGGCCACCCTGCGCGTGATCCAGTTCGATGATTCCACCGCCGGCAGCGGCCCACCAGCCAGCTACATCCTGGCCGCCAGCTGCGTCGGTGAGGTGATTGGCGCATCGGCCAGCCTCACGCAGATCACCTGGAAGCTGGGCTCGGCGTTGTCGCCGGTGGGCGTTCAATTCCCGCCGCGCACGGCGATCACGCCGTTGGTTGGAGTCCCCTGCCGGTTATGAACGACTTCGGCTTCAGCGTGAACATGCTGCCGCTCAAGAGCAGCACCAGCTCTTCGGGGAGCTCAGCAGCGGCCCAGCGCTACGGCACCATGAGCGTGGCCGCCACGGCGCTGTCCGGCCAGCTCCCCCCGCCCGCGAACGCCGCCGCAGCTGCTGGCAATTCGCCGCTGCAGGTGCCCCAGGCGGCCATGGTGGTGGGCGAGCCGATCCCGGTGGTGTTCGGCCGGAGGCGCGGCAACGTGGGTGGCGTGCTGACCTTCCCCAAGGCCACCGAGGCGCGGTTTGAGAACACCTCCACCACCATCACGGCGCGTTACCACTGCGTGCTGGGTGAGGGCTTGCTGGGTGATGTCGAGGTGCGCGATGCGCGCCAGGGTGAGTGCCGCCCTGGTGCCGTTTACAGCCAGAACTACAACCAGCGCGCTGGGTCATGGGCCGCCGGCAACGTCGCCACGGTCCAGAGCGGTTACACCGTGCCGGCATTCCCCAGTTTCACCGGCGGTGGCGGCAACTACCAGGGCATCAGCACCATCGAGTTCAGCGGCACCTATGCCGGCGGATCTGATCAGTGGCGCATCGGCTGGAATGTGTTCGTGCGCAATGGCCTGGTGATCGAGCGCGGCCGGCTGCTTGATTCCACCGCTGGGAGCAGCGACAACATCGCCGATTTGATCCTGTGGGCCCTGCAGCGCAGCGGCCGGGTGCCCGATGCCCTGATCGACTTCGACAGCTTGACCGCTGCGGCGCGATTCGTTGAAGCCAACGGCCTGTGGTGCAATGGCGAGTTCAGCAGCTCCACCAACCTGGGCGACTGGCTGATCAAGCTGCTGCCAGACTTCCTGCTGCGAGAAACCAAGATCGCCGGCAAGTTTGGCCTGCGGCCTTTGTTGCCCACCAACTCAGACGGCAGCATCAACACCGGCACGATCACACCGGCCTGGAGCCTGACGGAGGCGGCAATCATCCCCGACAGCTTCCAGATCGAGTACGCCGAAGCCAGCAGCCGGCGGCCGGTGGCCATGGCGATGCTGTGGCGCCAGCAGCAAGACGCCACCGATGTGCCGATCGTGCGATCCCTGGCGGTGGGCGATGTCAATGCCAGCGGCCCGGTTGAGCAGCACGACCTGAGCCAATACGTCACGACCGAGAATCACGCGGGCAAGGTCGGCGCCTATCTTTATGCCCGGCGCACCCTTTCAACGCACACCGCCACCGTGCGGCTCAAGGCCGGCAGCCAGACCGGCACCATTGCGCAGGGCGACATCGTGCAGATCTACTTGCAGAACTCCAGCAGCCGTGAGCCCGCCGATGTGTTCAATCGCTACTACCAGGTGGAATCAGTGGCGCAAGCGATCAGCGGTGAAGAGACGCTGCAGCTCAGCCATTTCCCGGTTGATTCCAGCGGCCGGAGCCTGATCGCGCTGGCCGTGACCCGCGCCAGCGGGCCGGGCCAGGTGCTCTCCAGCAACCGTACCGGCGGCGGCTGTGATGTGGCCGGAGCGTCGGCCAACACCACGATCCCCGCAAAGAACACCAGCGGCACGCCGATCAGCGGCCAGGCGTCCACTTATTGGGCGGCATCGGGGCAGTCGATTGACCTGTTCCGCCCGTGGACTGAGCTGCCCCGCGACGCACCACCCGGCGCCGGCAATGGCACCGGCGTTCCTGGCAGTCCAACACGCGCTGGAGCGCCCGTGGCGGGCCCTGATGGTCCGCTCGGCCCAAGCGATGGCACCGGCGGCCTTGGTCCCTGCCCGTTTGGGTATTACCGCATCACCAGCAATGTTGATTTTGCAAGGATCAACGCTTTCGATCTAGCCATTTCAGCAGGTGACACGATCATCTCTAAAAACGTGCCAACCGTTTCTTCGCTTGGCAATGTCAACAACGGCATCTTCATCACCGAGCGTTACCGGGTGTCATTCACCAACATGGACGGCAACGCCGAAAGCAGAGACTATTCAGGCGTCATCGGCTCAACCAACGGTGATACATTCAGAGCGCCTTTCAGATTTACCACGACCGAATATTGCTGCAACGCATCAGATGGCACCCTAGGCTCTTGCACTTCAACACGCAGATACAGGGTGAAGCCAGGCGACACGCTCTGGGACATCGCCGGCCGTTACTACGGCGACCCGACCAGGTGGCCCGACATCTACAACGCCAACCGGGGCATCATCGGCTCTGATCCCAACCTGATCTATCCAGGCCAGAACCTGACCGTCCCAACGTAATGGCTCAATTCCCCGGGCTATCTCCAACAGCTGCGCCGATCACGTTTGGAGCGGTGCCGGTCACGATGGCCAGCAGCCTCAACGGCTCGGAGTCACGCATCCGGCACGGCACGGCGGAGATTGGCAGGCGGCTGCGTTTGACGTTCGAGAACGTCAGCGAGTCTGACTTCCTGGCAATCTTGAGCCATTACCGTGAGCAGCGCGGTGGCTTCGATTCGTTCGGATTCAGCACCACCACCTTGGCCGCAGCATTGACTCCATCTGGCTACGCCTGGCTCTACGCCAGCTCGCCCCAGGTGGTCGATGAGCACGCCAACGTCTTCACGGTGGCCTGTGAGTTCAAGGCCGAACCACGCGGCCTGGTGGTGGCTCCTGGCGACACCTGGCGCAGCTTCTTCTCGACGTTCACGCCAGGGGCCAGGAGCAATGGGATTGTTTCAGCCGCTGGGGTGCCATGGGTGACCAGCTCGACCACGTTCACGCCTGGCCGCACTGATTTCCCGCTTTCTCCGGTGGCCTGGTTTGACGGCTCCGATGCAACGGCGCGCACGATCGTCAGCGGCGCATTCAGCGCGCTGAACGACAAGTCTGGCAACGGCTGGAACCTGGCCCAGTCTGATTCATCGCTCAGACCGGCCCTGGCATCAAGCTCAATCAACGGGCTGGACGCAATCCAATGGCCCAATTCTGGTAACGCCAAGCGGCTGTTCAATACAAATTCAGCCACGTTTACAACGGCCGCTGTGTATGCCATTGTTCAATGGACAGACGGCGCAACGTTTACTGATTTCTGTGGCATCTTCAACGCAAACGACAACGGCGTTGCGTACTGGCTAATTGGCCAAGGTGGCGGGACCGGGCTAAATGTTGCGACCTTTGACACGATCAACATCAACGGTGGCAGCACCAACAAGGTCAATAATTTGCTGCCTGACATTTCCAGCCCGCGCTTGATTCGCGCCACCATTGCCGGAGGTGGCACGGTTTCAACGGCCAGCGGGCTGGCCTTTGGCATGGATCGGAACTATGGCTCCCTCTCTCGCGGCTGGCATGGATTGATTGGCGAGCTGGTGGCGTTCTCAACGGTGCCTTCATCTGGCGATGACGCCAGGATCCGCGACATCCTGATGACTAAATGGGGCCTTTCCTAGCCTGAACCAGGCTCCTGACCCCGATCTGACGTGGCATCCGTCGTTTACGACTCGTTCTTGGCCGACGTGTTCAGCGGCGCGGCCAACACGTCGCACAGCTATAAGGCGCTGCTGACGACCAGCAGCTACACCGAGGACCGTGGTGCCCACAGCAAGCGCAGCAGCGTCACCAACGAGGTGAGCGGGACTGGGTACACCGCCGGCGGCGTTGCGGTCACGCTGACCGCCAGCTTGAACACGACCACGCACAAGCTCACGCTGACCATCGGCTCAGCCACCTGGTCCAGCAGCACCATCACGGCGCGCAAGCTGGTTGTTTTTCGGGCCCGCGGTGGCGCCAGCTCTGCTGATGAACTGGTCTGCTGCGTGGACAACGGCACCGACCTGGTGAGCAGTTCCAGCACCATGCAGTGGAACGCCAGCACCTGGGAAATCCCGCTGCCGGCGCCGGTCTGATGGCGCAATTTCCTGCCCTTGAGCCGCTTGATCGGTCCTACGGCCTGGGTGCTCACCCGGTCTCTGCGGCGACGCTTGCCAACGGTGACGAGACCAGGTTCCTCCATGGGGCCCTGGCGTTCGGCGTGCCGATGTCGTTGCAGTTCCGCAAGCTCAACGCCACCGACACCCAGGCGATCCGGGACCACTACGCGGCTCACAGCCAGGCCCGACCGTTCACGATCCCCGCGCAGCTCTGGCGCACACACACCACCGCGACCGATGTGGTGCCGGCGGAGTTTGCATGGCGTTATGCCGCACCGCCGGAGGAAACGCCGATCAGCGGCGGCCTGTTTGATGTCTCTGTGTCCCTGCTCTCTGTTGACTGATCACCATGGCCAACACCATCGCATCGGTTCGTGACGCAGCTCAGGAGATCGCCAAGCGCGGCCAGATCCTGCCGCATCAGCTGGCGGCACTGAGCGCTCTGGATCAGGCTCTCACGCCTGAGCAGCGGCAGCAGTTCACTGAGGACTGGCGTGCCGTGGGAAGCCCAGCAGCGCCGATGCCGAAGCCGCTGCCGCCGCCGGTGCGCAGGACCACCAACCCGCTCACGGGGTTTCCCTATTTCGCGCAAGGGGACAACGGGAATGAGGGGTGGCGTCAGTGCCAAACCAGCTCGATTGCGATGTGCCTGGCCTACCTGGGCGTGGGCGGCATCAAAGACGATCTGGATTATCTGCAGGCGGTGAGGCGCCACGGGGACACCACCAGCCAGGCCGCGCATCAGGCGGCGTTGGCCGAGCTCAAGGTGCGCGCGCGCTTCGTCACCAACTGCTCAGCCTCCCAGCTTCAGGCCGAGATCCGCGCCGGTTTGCCAGCCGCCATTGGCGTGCTCCACCATGGGCCAACGTCGGCGCCATCAGGCGGCGGCCACTGGCTCGCGGCCTACGGCTTCGATGCCTACGGCTGGGTGGTGAATGACCCCTTCGGAGAGCTGGACCTGCTCAACGGCCAATGGCTCCGCACTGGCGGCAAGAGCGGCCGCAACCTGCGCTACAGCTACCGGAACCTCAACCCACGCTGGCTGCTTGAAGGGCAGGCCAGCGGCTGGGCCTGGCTGTTCAGCTGAGCGGCACTGGCTGGCCCCGGCTCACCAGCAGGGCCCGGTAGCGCTCCATGAGCTTCAGCCCGCAGCGATCGCGCAGGCACACCCCACCGGCGCAAATCTCCCAGCAGGCGCTGCCGTGCTCGTCGATGACGACGTGCAAGCGGTCGCCGTCAGACTGGAGATCCTGAGGTGATGTCATGTCCTGGCTCGACCCTGCTCTCAGTCTGTCGGCCGAGCTTGAGCTGGAACGCGCACGCCGGGCAATCCCCAAACTCCACCGCCATGACCTCGAGGCCCGGCTGGATTCGGCGTTGGTTCACCTGGTGACACAGGATCAGCTGCTGCGGCAAGCGCTGGCCCGGGTGCAGGAGCTGGAGCTTAAAGAGATCGTCAACCAGCCGCCCAGCGATCAACACCACGCCTGGGCCGCTGAGGTGCGCGGGTGGTTTGGGTTGGGATCCTGAGGCTGAGCTGCCGTGCCACCTCCGGCAGCGGCGTGCGCAACGCCGCTTCAGCCTCACGCAGCTGCGCCCGGGCGGCTGGGATGGTCAGCTTCTCGGATGCCGCCAGCGGCCCCAGCTTGAGCTTGGCGCAGCCAATCCCCCAGCGGCCGGCAATCAATCGGGCCTGGAGCGGCGGCAACGCGGCAAGGCGCTCACGCAGCTCTATGGCCAACGGGTCAGGCTCTGGCGCGCCAGGGGTGGCCAACATGGCGCCCAGTGGCGATGGATCCTCGGACCCAGCCACCGGCTGATCAAGCGAGCAGCAGGACTGGCCAACGGTGAGCACCAGATCAAGATCACGCAGGCTCATGCCCAGCGCTTCGGCCAGTTCGGCGCGGCTGGGTTGACGCCCCAGCTGCCGCTGCAGCTCCTCGCCGATTCGGCCCAGCCTGGCCAACTTGGGCGCATGGCCCGATGGCGGCCGGATCAGCCTGCTGCTGGAATCGCACCAACGACTGACACCCTGCCGGATCCACCAGTAGCCAAAGGTCGAGAACTTGTAGCCCCGCGCCGGATCAAATCGCTCCGCGCCACGCATCAGGCCCATGGCGCCAGCCTGAAACAAGTCGGGCAGATCAGCCTCCCCAACCTGCCGGCCCAGGCCCGGGCGCATCGTGCGCACCACATGGGCCACCAGGCGCAGGTTTGCGCTGACGATGCGATCCCTGGCCCTGCGGCCGCGGCGGGTGATGCGAGCAGGAGCCTGATCAGGCCCGGCAGGATGATCCTGCCAGGCCCGAACCAGGCTGCCGAGGTGGAGTTCCTCGGCTGCGGTGAGCAGCGGCTGGCGCCCAGCCTGCTGGAGCCAATGCGTTGCCGCGTCATCGCTGCTCATGGGTCAGGGCGGCGTGGGGCAGATCAAAACCGCCGCGACGCCCAGCGCAGCGGCCACCACCAGCGAGCCGGAATGACCACCGGCAATGCAGATCACAGCCACGCCCAGCACGGCCAGCAGCAGCGAGAACGCGCAGCGTTGGGCTTCGTGTTCGCTCATGACGCCCCCCTGATGCGACGGCGCAGCTGGCGGCTCCAATGCAGGCCCACGCCAAGGCCCAGCAGCGGGGCAGGGCCTGGGGCGCCGGGTGCGCTGATCGGCCTGCAGGTTCCTGGACCAACGACGGGATCGATGCAGAGAATCAGGCCGCCGCTGGTGGTGGGCGGCGTGCCGCCGGGGAGGCCCAGCAGCAGCGCCAAAGGAAGAGACAACATCAGAACGGCACCTCTTCGCTATCGCCAAACTCATCAACGAAGCCACCGGCATCAGCGGCGACGCTGTAACCCTCCTGCTCTTCAAAGCCATCGGTGGCGTCTTGCTCCTCCCGGGGCACGAAGCCGACCACCTGGGCGGCCTTGGGCTGCAGGCTCAGGCCCGTCCCTTCCGGCCGCTCCCAGCCGTAGGTGGTGAAGCTCAAAATCACCTCGGAGCCGTTGCCGATGGCGGCACCATCCCAAGGCTGTTTCTTGGCATCGATGACGCGCGGGCCCGGTGCGGTGCTGCCGTCGTCGCGCGTGAACTGCTGGGTCTTGAACTTGACAACCACCTTGGAAGCGTCGTCTTTGTCGGCCTTCCAGGGCACCCCTTTATCGGAGCGCTTCTTTTTGCTGCCGTGAGTTTCGGTGAAGATCGCCTCAAGCTTCTCGATGAACGCGGCGTGACTGGGGTTGGTCTTGGGCTCCAACACCAGCTCGCAGGTCCAGGCCTTCGGCTTGGATTCGTCGAGCTGCGCGCGCGGGGTGATCAGGTGGGCCCAGCGCACGGTGGCGCGGGGCGTGTAGTGGATCTCGGATGCCATGGTCAATTCAGGGGGGAAAGGGGATCAAGACCCGCACCAAGGCGGATCAGGTGATGCGCAGCGCCGGAGCGGCTGAGCTGGTGCCGCTCCACCAGGTCGAGAACCGCGGCGGCAGAGTCGGCCCTGAGGCTCACCATCACGACCACCGAGCCGCCACCCAAGCGCTGCGCGCTGCCGTAGGTGCGGCGGTTCTGAGTGGCTGGCAACGTCGGCCGGCGCTTGCGCGGCTCAGGCTCTGGACTCTGATGCTTGCGGGTCATGCTGCTGCGTCTTCAACAATGGACAGGACAGGTGCCATGCGAGCCGGCGGGTAATCGCCGAGCATGTCGGCCAGTTCCCTGGCCAGCCGCTCGATGGTGTCGGTCTGCCGGCTGAGCCCCAGCATCCGACCGATGCCGATCGGGCCGGGGTTTTGCTCCAGGCTGGCCGCTGCCTTTTCGGACAGCGCCGCCTGGTATTCGTTGCCCACCTGCTCGAGGAGCTCCAGGGCGCGGCGCAAGCGCTCGCGGTTGCGTGGGTCGTTCATGGCCGCGGCATCCCCATGGCTTCACCGGTGAAGCGATCCACAAAGTCAAGGTGCTGAAACTGCAGGATCAATGGCGCGATCGCCTTCTCGCTGGCAGGCACTTTGAAGGCGCTGCGGAAGCTGATGGCGAACGACTTGCGTTCGGACGGGTCCATTTCCTTGATCATCTGAATCGCCGCGGCCTTCTCCTGATCGCTCAGGGGATCCTCGGGCGCCCGGCCCGGCTGAGCAGGCTCAGCGATGACCACGCCGCAGGTGGCGGCGGCCAGCGACTCGGCGGCTACATCAACCGCTTCAACCGGATCCGCCGGTTTATGCGCTTTCCGCATTTTTTTATCAGGCTCAGCAGGCTGAGCCTCTTGCTCCAAAGGAAAGGCGCCCAGCAGGCCCAGGATCAAAGCCAATGGGTTATCCCCGAGGGCCTTCTCCTCCGACCCAGCGCTGTGGCGCAGGATCGCCTCAGTCACTTCCCCATCAATGGGGCGAAACAGCCAGCAGAAGCCGGCTTCATTGGCAGCCGCCAAAACATTGGCGGCGCATTGGCCATGGGTCTGGAGCTGGAGCTGGGCCAGGGCGGCTGAAAATGCCGCGTCGGCATCGAATGCCCGGAGGGCCAGCTCCGTGGATAGGAGTTGGGGTTGTTGGTGCATGTGGTGCTGAAATGCTGCACCACCGGACCTTAACGCCTAACTAAGCCACGACGCAAGCGCTTAACTCAGAACTCCGACCATCATCCCCCCCCCCCCCCCCCCCCCCTGGGTGGCACTCCGACCGGCCAACGCAGCGGCCCAATCACCGATCCAACCCACCACAGCCCACTCGCCCTCCTCAGGGTTCCAGCAGGGCTGCAGCAGCTCAGGGGTGAAGCCGCCGGCCAGGCCGTCTTCAACCGCCTCACGGGCAGCGGCGGGCACCACCCGGGCAAACTGCCCCATGGCCTGGAGCGGGCGCAGCTTGTGGGCCGCGCCAACCTCGATCACCTGTTCGCGCCAGTCATCGCCCAGGTCGATGGCGGCCTGCTGGGTGAGCTCTGGGAATGGCGAAAGCGGCTTGGGTTGCAGCCAGTCGGGGATGGGGCGAATCCCGGCATGACATTCCCAGAACGCCGCAGGGCCCCATGGCTGGCCAGCCTGATCGCAGATTGGTTTGCTGCCGGTCAGCTCGTCGAGGATCTTGCGGGAGCTCACCCCCTTGTAATCGCCGGCGGCGACCCTGGCGTTCATTTCACCCAGGTACAGGAACAACGGCGCGCGCGGGTGTTTGGTTCTTCCTGTCTCCAGTTCGCTCAGGCCGCTATGGGGCAGGGTGGCAAACGGCTTGGCAGCCTGATTCGCCCACTCGGCGGCGGTGTACTGGGTCCAGCCGTTCCGCTCGCGCCAGCGGCGCAGCATGGCGCCGAAGGCAATGGCGGCTTCAGCCTGGGTGTTGCGGACCTGTTCACGGGTGCTCATGGTCGTGATCCTGGGTAGGTGGTGCCATAACCCTAAGGTCCTGACTTGGCTTGGCGCCACTGGGAACTCCGACCCTCAGCACAACAGCATCCGAGCTGCTGCAGGTTGACGCAGTGGCACTGCTGGGCTCAGACTCCAGAGCATGGATGCACGCACAGCGCTACGCCGGATCGTTGCTCGGGCAATCGCGCAGCCGGACTTTGACGCGGCTGGGATCGCCGACGTAGAGAATCTCCGCGCAGAACTCCAGCAGGATCACCCTGAGTTCTTCGTCTGTGGCGCCGTCAAGCACATCGGGACGGCTGAGCGCATCGCGAAAACCTGCCCAGTTCGCTGATACCACTGGCGGTGGCGCCAGCAATTCAAGGCGCATGGCGTCAATCGTGGGCGCCAGGCCCGGCACACCCTGAGCGGCCAGCGCTTCAAGCTGGGCCAGCTGCTGGCGCTTCTCGGCCTGCTCTGGCGCGTCCTTGGTCGGCTGCGCCGATGCAGCGACATCACCCATGGCCGCGGCGGCTGCGCGCAGCTCCTTGATCACCTGGTCCCGGATCTTCCATTCCGCCAAGCCTCGGCCCCAGAAGCGGCAATGAAGGTGGGTGCATTTGAGTCGCTGCTTTCCGTGAGCCACGGCGTAGTGCATTGCCTTGCCGCAGCCAGCGCAACGCACCAAGCCTGAGAAAGGTCGTATCACTCGAGGCGCCCTGGTGCCCGCAATCTTCCTGGAGTCAATCAGCCGCCGGGCCTGCTGCCACTCTTCCCAGTTGATCAAGGCCGCCACCCGATCGGCTTGGCTGTTGATGATGCCCCTGAGGATTGGATTGTTGACCCAACGGCCCAGGCCTCGCGCGCTCCAATCAAGACCATGGCGCCGAATGGTGCCGGGCAGATTGAACTCCATCGCGGCCAGCTGGTCCCACAGCAGTCGCGCCTCGGCAAACCGCTCAGGGTGCGGCACCACCTGGGAACCGTCGTAGGCATAGCCGAACGGCACGCGCCCGCAGGCGTAGTGGCCGGCGGCTTTGCGCCTGGCCAGGCCATTGCGGATGTTGATCGCCTTGATGTCGCTGTCAATCTCGTTTACCAGCGACAACACGCCGGTGAGCAGCTTTCCCGATGGGTCGGCAGTGTCAGACGGCGTACCGTCAAGCAGTCGGACCTCCACGCCAAGCCGTGCGCACATGCGCAGGAATGGCACGTCTTCACCCTTGCGGCTGAGGCGGCTCAGGCTGATGGCCACCACCCGCCGCACCCTCCCACCGGCGACCAGCGCCAGCAGCTCATCCCAGCCGGGCCTGGGGCCTTCCTTGTGGGCGCTGCGGCGCTCGGCAATCACTCGATCGCAACCGGCGTCCCTGAGCTGCTTTACCTGCTCAGCAATCGAAACATCCTGCTCGGCCTTGTCCGTGCTGACCCTGGCATAGCCGATGATCACCCGCCCGCTGCAACTGCGACGAGGCTAGGGCTTTGCAGGACCTTTCTAAAGAGTGCGCCGGTTATGCACCAATAAAAAACCCCGGCCCGTAGAGCAGCCGGGGCAATGCAGCACCCACAGGACCAGCCTAGGAAGGCTGAGATCCCTAGCCTGCAGGGGCCGGCGGGATCTTATGGCACAACCCAGGAAGATCAGGCTGTTGCGCCACTCCCCTGAGCTGCTGGAGATCCGCATTCCCTACCAGCGGGCGGAGCCCCATGAGTTCCTGCTCTGCTCAGACATCCACCTCGACAACCCGAAGTGTGACCGCGAGCTGTTGCGGAAGCACCTCAAGCAGGCCCAAGGCCGCGGCGCCCATGCGTTGATGTTTGGTGATGTCCTGTGCCTGATGCAAGGCAAGCGCGATCGGCGCGCCAGCAAGAGCAGCATCAGGCCGGAGCACTTGGGATCGAATTACTTTGATCTGGTGTTTGACGAAGCCGCTGAATGGCTCAAGCCGTTCGCGCAAACCGTCCTCATGATGAGCGACGGGAACCATGAGACGGCGATCATCAGCCACAACGAAATTGACCCCCTCGGCAACCTGACCCGCCTGATGCGCGACCGCTATGGCTCGCCGTGCGAGCACATGCGTTACCAGGGCTTCATCTGGTTCAGCTTCTTCATGGCTGGCGCCAATCGAGAAGAGAAGATCCGGCGCACGACGCTGTTCTTTCATCATGGCGCCTGGGGCGGGATCATCACCAAGGGCACCATGGGCGGTGGCCGTTATGCCGCCATCGCGCCGGATGCGTCGATCCTGGTGAATGGCCACAACCACGAACGCAGCATCGTGAGCCATCCCTGCTACCGGCTGGGCCAGAGCGGCCGACAACGCATCGAGCAGCGCTGGCACCTTCAGACTGGCACCTACAAAGAGGAGTTCGAAGGCGGTGGCGGCTGGGCGGTTGAGCGCATCGTGATGCCCAAGAGCCTGGGTGGCGTCTGGCTGCGGCTCAAGCCTGAGCCAGACGGCGGCGTGTCGATCAGCTGCGAGCCTGCTTCCTAGTAAACGCCCCGCACCCCCTGGCCCAAGCCAGGCCCTCCAGCAGCGGTTCAGGGATGCCCAGCCCACAGCGGCCCAGCTGCATGTGCTGCTTCGTCTGGTCGCGGCTGTCCCAGTGCACGCACTGATGGCACAGGCGCCGGGCCTGATCGGGCTCCATGCGCTCCATGTCTGGCGCTTCATCGGCCCAGCGCTCGCCAAACCTCACGCGGCGCACCGTCTCGCGGCCCAGGCCCACCTCAGCGGCAATCTGGGCATGGGTAACGCTCGGCGGATACTCCAGGATTCGGCGCACTAGGAGTCGGCCGCGGCTCTTTGTTTCCAACGTGGGCTGTCGTTGCAGCTCAGGCTAGAAGTGCTGATCAGCTGGCCCATGCCTCGTCCTCGGGGAACAGCTCAGCCATCGTGGGTGGTTCAAGCTCTGGCAACGGGTCAGGCTCTGGCCAGCAGCTGCAGGTCAGCAAGCGCTGCTGCAGCCGCTCGCGCTGTTCATCGGTGAGCAGGTGGCGCAGCGGCTCAAGCACCACCGCCGCGGGCCCGGCGAGCCAATCAGGCCAGCGATCGCAGCCAAAGCTCCAGGTTTCGCCATCCGGTGCCGTGGCGGCCCACAAGCGGCCAAGCTCCGGCCCTGGGTGCCACCACAGGCTCAGCCGCCAGCCGTTGGCTAGGTCAATGCGCTGGCTGCCGCCGGCATCGCTGACCGGCCGATCAGCCAGCAGCGCACAATCAGGCTCGGCAGCCTGAGCCAGCACGGCCGCCAGGGCGGCGCGGCTGGGTGGGGCGGGGGGTTCGATGGTGTTAGGCATTGCGCTCCAGGTGCGACACCTCCTCGGCTTGGGTCAGCAGCTCAATGCGGCGGATCTCTAGTGTGTGCGGGCCATCTTGGAGGTACTGAGCCAGGTAATGATTACCCTCGCTCAACGCCTGAGAATAGGTCGGTGCTGTCCCGCCAGCCTGCTGGTTGTAATCGCCGTCCACGACAGCAAACTCAAAGTGGACCTCACGCGCCACCGGGGCGGGCTGGGCGACTGGGGACTGGGTGGCGCCGTGCTGGCGGCCAAGGTCGTAGCAGCGCCTAAGCCGCCCCTGTTCAGTAGACAAAGGCATGCTGTAGGCGAGCTGATACAGCTCCTCATCCGTGGCCACCGTGTCCGCCTTGATGGCAGGGCCGCCAATCAGCAGTATGTCGTGTGGTTGTGCAGCCTCCAGCGCCTCAACGCGCTCCAGCAGGTTCAGCAACGTTTGGGAAACAACAGCACCATCGAGGGCGGCGGACTGGCGCAGCCAGTTTCTGGTTTGTGGAGAGATGGTCACGATGCCATCTCCGCAACGGTGCGCTCAGCCAGCCAGTCTTCGACGACCGCCAGCGCCGCCGGCGGGACCAGGCGCGCACCAACAGGGTGCCAGCGCGTGTCATCCCAGCGGCCAGCCGGGAGCCAGGCGGCGCATTGATCGAGCATTTTGTGCATGCGCTTGCGGCGCACGAAGTTCACGACCCAATAGCCGGGGCCCGGGTGCGCGGTGACGGTCAAACCGATCGTGGGATCGGTGTAGAAGGTGTGGGGGGTGGGGTCAGGCATGGGAGTCTGAGGGTGAACGGTGATTGGTCATTGCTTCTCGCATCAAGCCTCGAACCCACACCGTGATCGGCATGTCGAGGCTGTTGCAATGCTGGCGGATCTTGTCGTACAGATCAGGCTGAACCGTGATCTGAATCAGCCGGCGGTTGTCGTCTTTGCGGGTGGTCATGCCGGCACCTCCTGAATCATTTGCATACCTGGCCATTGGCCGCTGGCTTGTCCGAGAAGGTTGGTCTTCAGCCAGACCTTGCAGCCGTCGCGGCGTGCGGTCGCCACAAGGTCAGCTACCCACTCAAAATCAGGCGCAAACGCTGGATTCTGGCCAACATTCTCCGATTGAGCGCCTATCACGATCCAGTCAATGCCCTCAAGGTTTGAAAACCTGATTGGTTCCAATAACGGCTCCAGTGACAGCCACTTGACTTTGACGCCTGACACCTTGCCCATGGCGGCCAGGGTCGGCTCAGCTCGATGCTGATCGTCAACCGATGCGCCAATCCAGCCGCTGGCAGGAAGCTGCAGACGATCGTAACGCTGCGGAAACTTTGTCAGATACAGGTACTCCCACTGTGGGTTGGCCACGGTGGAGGCAACAACCCGATCAATCCACTCTTGGGGCACCCAGGCGCCAAACAGGTCGGCCATGGAGCAAACAAAGACGCGACCAAAGGCCGGCTCATCTTGTGCACGTTGAGGCACCGACGTGTTCTGTGGCGCTTCCAGTCGTTCGTGGTGAAACAGTGGGGTGAAGCCGGCCGGGTAGTACGGCTTCATGTCGCGCGACTCAGCAATGGTTCGGGCGTAGCAATAGCTGCAGCCATGATTGCAGCCGGTGACGGGATTCCAGCTCCACATTGCCCAGCCGATTTCGGTGCCTTTCTGCTGGTTGAACGTGGCCTTGCCCTTGGGCTTCGGATAGCTGAACGGGTTGCCTTTGTGATCAACCAAGGTGATAGTGGCGTCTTCCTGCAGCCTGGGCGCTTCGGGCTGCGGCCTGGTGGCGGCCTGCTGTCGCTCCCGCTGCTGAGCTTCGCGGTGCGCCTTGTCAAGCGCCATGGTACCGGCCTGCACCTGCGGCAGCAGATCGGGCGCCACCTTCGCTACGCGGGCAGCCTGCTCCACTGAGCGAGAACTGGCGCCGACGGCCTTGGCGGCCTGGGCAGCGACGTTGCGACCCTGTTTGCGTTGCTCGGCCAGGACCGACGCTGCAGCCATCTGGGCGGCCGTTTCCGCGACGGGTGAAAGGTACCGCAGATCTGCGGTACCTTTATTGGCTGGCTTTCCGGGTGCCGCCGATCTACCGGCCTCGGCCATGCGTTCGGTTGCCGCCGGCTGCAGCAGCTCCCGCACACTTAGTGCCACGACGGCACGCTGGCCAGCATTCAGGTGCCGCCGATGCAGGTTCGCGCTCAGGCTGAACTGCACAGGGTCGTCGCCGTCATAGGTCTCCAGCACCACCTCCTGATTGGTGCGGTAGCAGGCGACCAGGCGGTTGCGGCCATCGAGCAGGGTGCCGTCACGCCACACGATGATCGGCTGCTGCAGGCCGCGTTCTTTGATGTCGGCGCACAGCTCGCGCAGCTCATCACCCTCGACCATCGGAAACAGATCAGCAGCCGGATGAATGCCGGTGATCTCGTCGTAGTGACGCAGAATCTCAGTCCAGTCCATCACAGCTCTACTCCACGGTTGAACTCATCGCGGGTCAGAAACAGAAACCGCTGCAGTTCGTGAAACGCGTCCGGGTTCCGCTTGCGCCACACCACTTGCGGTGGCGCCGTGATCTTTTTTTCCAGCCTCTGCGCCGCTTGCAAGCATTCGCTGGTGATCTCGTCCCGCCACTTAGATGGCGCCGTGATCAGGTACGCCCACTGGTCAGCGCCGCCGACAGAAAACAAGCACGCATCGTGCCAGTTTTGCAGCAACGACTCGCACAGAACCTCAACGCGCGTAAACCATTCGCGTCGCTTCCCTTCCTCAATGCGCTTCAACCCGCCAACGTTGCAGCCAAGCGTCGATAGCGATGTGGTGAACTTTGGGCAGTTGCGCACGAACTCTGGCGTCAAGCTCCAGTCTTCGATGTGGTTCGGGTCGTTGTAGATGAAGCAGGCCGCATCTCGATTGATCAGTGGCGGCTGCAGTTCTTGGGAGTTGGCGTTGAGGTAACGGACCTCTCCGTATCCCTTGACGTGCACGCCGCGGGAAAGCTCCATCCACTCATTGGCCGCCAGCCAGCTGCCCGTGTTCTTGAGCAGTTCGGAATGCGTGATCGCCTGTTTTTCGCAGCTGGTCAGCCGCACCGGCAGGCGGTTGCGCCGCACAAGCCAGTCGGCGTGACGCAGGAAGATCCCAGGCGAGCAGCCGTCACCGAAGGCGGCTCGGGGCAGCAGCTCGCCTTGCTCTGTAGGGACGTAGGGAACGCCGTCACCGGCGGTCAGGTCGTACAGCAGCACTTCCTTGACCGGAGGCATGCCACGGCTAAGGACGCCCATTTCTCTGCCCAGCAACCTGTTAAGCAGGAAGTGCTTGCATGGCGTGATTCCTGACTTTCCAGGTTGCTCGCTTTTTTTCCGCGTTGGTGCGGCGACCATTAAGAATGCCGGCAACCAGGCCGGTCGATAGGACACAGGGCTGGCCGTGGCCAGGAGCGGGGCCGGTTGCAGCCGGCCTGGTTCCGCATGAGCAGACCATACAGGCTCAGAACTCCGACCGTCAAGCCTCAGCCTTGCCACTCCGTATCCGCCACGGATACGCTGTCTGGGCTTGACCCCCACCCATGCACCCCATCCCCGTACGGCTCCCGGCCGATCTGATCCACTGGCTGGATCAGGCTCGGGACTCTGAGCCGCGTTCCACCGTGATCCGCCAGATCCTGCGCGATGAGAAACGGCGCCGCGAGCGCGCCCAGGCCCGCAACGATCGCCAGGCCCGCCCGTGATGACCTTGACACCTGAGCTGCTGGCGGAGCTCCAGCAGGTGGACAGCGACTGGCGGCTGATCCCCTGCGATGGACTCAAGCGGCCTGTGGACCCGGCCACCGGGGACATGAAGACGGACTGGAGCCACCACACCTACGACGCCGACGGCATCGCCGAGCTGGCCGATTCCAGCTTCGTGAAGGCTGTCGGCCTGGTGCTGGGTGAAGCGTCCGGCGTGATCGCCGTGGACTTTGACGGCACCGGCGCCGTGGCGATGTTCAAGCAGGTCTACGGCCGGCTTTGGTCTGACCTGCCTCCCACGGTGGCCTGGTCATCCGGCGTGATCAATCGCCGCCAGATGGCCTTCAGAGTGCCGGCTGATCTGTGGCCCCATCTGCGCGGCCGGCGGGTCTGGCACAACGATGCCGGCCGCATCGTGCTTGAGCTGCGCGGCACCGGGCACCAGTCCGTGATCGCTGGGGCGCACCCTGACACCGAGGGTTACCGCTGGATTGATGGCCGCTCCCCTGCCGATCTGCAGGTGGCCGATGCGCCGGATTGGTTGTTGTGGCCCATGCTCAAGGCCGCGACGGAACCGGCAGCAGCTGAGCACCAGCCGGCTTCTGATGCCGACGTGCCCAGGGCGCAGGAGCTGTTGAGGCACATTCCGCCCTGTGAGGACTACGACCGCTGGCTGCGGGTCGGCATGGCGCTGCACAGCGTCTCGGCGGGCCTGATCAGCGACTGGGTGAAGTGGTCGAGCGGATGCAGCAACTTCGATGAAGACGAGTGCATGGCGAAATGGCAGAGCTTCAAGAGCAGTGGCACCACCATCGGCACCCTGCACTACCTGGCCGACACCCTCGGCGGGTTCCGTTACCGCCGCCCCCAAGGTGAGCAGCCGCCGGGAAAGGCCCCAGGCGCAGCCGCTGATGCCGGGGCGGCTGACGTTGATGAGCAGCCACCGGCCACTTACCGCGAGCTGTTGACGGTCACGCTGGCGGCCATCCGCGGCCAGGACGACGACACCGAGATGGAAGCCCGGGCCGAGATCATGGCGCGGTTCCGGCGCACCGATGGTCAGATCAATGCAGCGCTGTTCCGGCTGCTCACCGAGCAGGAGCAGCACCGCGCCGGCACCGCGCCAAAGGAGCGGCCCACCTACCGATCGATCGACTTGTCGAAGGTGATCAGCCTGGATTGGCTACTCGAGGGCTTCCTGCCCGCCAACGATCAGGCGCTGCTCTATGCGCCCGCTGGCGCTGGTAAGACCACCGCGGCGCTGGCGATGGCGTTTGCCATCATTGATGGCACTGGCTTCCTGGACCGCGAGGCGCAGCCGCAGGCCGGCAGCGTCCTGATGATCGCCACCGACTCGGGCCCGGCGCCATTGATCCGCACCCTGCAGGATCTGGGCAAGGCCGAGCATCCGGCGATCAGCCCAACCCACGAAGGGCTCCGGCTCCATGTCTGGGCCCATGATTCCGATCAGGCGGCCATGGGCTGGGATGCCGGATTGCGCGGCTGCTTGGCTCTGCTCGACTTCGTGCAGAGCCAGAAGATCGCCCTGGTGATCATCGACAGTTGCAAGGCCGCCACCTCTAGAGCTGATCTCAATTACTGCGACAACGGCCAGGTGACGGCGCTGCTCACCTTCGTCAAGGAAGTGATCTGCAGGCACACGGCGGTGCTCTGGCTCAACCACGACGGCACCGGCAGCGGTGAAGCGGCAGGCGCCAAGGCATGGAAGGAGATCCCCTCCATCGTGCATGGCATCCAGCTGGTCACCGAAGGCGGTGACGATGACGGCTTTGAGGGACCGCCGGACAAGTCGTCAGGGAAGAAGCGCATCAGCACCTGGCGCCGGACCTGGATCGTGCGGAAGTGCCGGCAGGGCACAGCCCGGGAGTTCAACTACCAGATCGACGAAGACACCGGCCGGCTTGCCGTCACCGCCATGACGGAAGTCATCCGCGACGTGCGGCACGGCGTCGGGAAGCTGCTTTGGGATGCATTGCAGGGCGGGAAGCCATCATTGCACCGGCGCGAGATCATCGCCCAGCTGGGCAAGGCCAAGGGCTACAGCAGCGGATCGGTGGCCAACAGCCTCACGCGGGCCAGCGGCGGCCGGCGGCCCATGGTGGCCAGGGTTGGCCCGATGCCGGGCCACTGGAAGCTGACGCCGGTGGCCCGGGAATGGTTCGAGCGGAACGGGGATCAGCCGATGCCGCCGTGATTTCCCTTGATAGCGTCCGTTCCCAAGTGACTCTATGTACTAAAAACCCTGTCATAGAGAGAGTTTTAAGGAGATCACCAGGCAGTCATCATGTGACTCCGCTAGTCCAATTTCAAAATTGACACAGCGTGATCACATGGTGATCCCCTGGTGACAAGGCCAAACGCAAGTCAGGCTCTGGAGTCTGAGCCAATGGAGTCACCTGGAGCCGTTCACCACGCGCGCGCGACCCCCATCACCACCCCCACCACCCATGCCCACCCCCACCACCTGGCTCCAACCCATCCCCGGCCTGCACCGGCGCGACCCTGAGCACCGCTACTGGCTTGGCGACGTGGAGTTCCCGATCTCGGTCACCGGCGTGATCGGCTGCCTGAAGTCGGACTACGCCATGGAGCGCATTGAGGCGACGCGGGAGGTGTGGCAGCCCAGGGGCAACACGGCGCACCGAGCGCTGGAGCTGATGATGCTGACCACCAAGGGCGCCCCGCGCACGATCGAGCAGGTGCGCCACGACATTGCCGAGCTCGGGGCCCTGGCGATCGGGGACTACAGCGACTGGATCCAGCCGCTGCTGGAGCATGACCGCTGGGACCAGCTGCAGATCATCGCCAGCGAGCGCCCCACCTGCTGCCTCAGGCGCAAGGTGGCTGGCACCTTTGACGTGGCCTACATCGACGAGCAGGGCCGGCGGATCCTGGCCGACCTGAAGAGCCTGGGCAGCGAGAGCAGCAGCACCTACAGCACCGCCGCGCAGTTGGGCGGCTACATGGCCCTGGAAGCCACCTGGGGGAACCATTACGACGCAGGCCAGACCATCTGGGCCCGGCCTGGCAGCACCACCTTCAGCCCGCTGTACTCCCGCGCTGAGTGCTTGCTGGCGTGGGCCGGGGCCTGGGCAACCTGGCGTGCTCGGGACTCTGAGCTTGGATTTGTCTGATGGTTGCCGCTGAGCTTAGAAGCGGGCTAAGGTCGCAGGGTCGGAGTTCTGAGCCGACTCACCCAATCCACATGCACGCACCCACCCCCCGCAGCCAACGCCTTGGCGATCTGGCCTTGCTTGCTTTCTTCGCTGCCTTCTTCGCTGCGGTGGTCAGCCATGGTTGACCATCTCACTCAGACTGTGGAGGCCGAGCCCGGCCTGATGACCACCGACGAGCTGCTGCAGCACGCCATTGACATCAAGGCCGCATCCAAACGCCTCGACGCGAGCCTGGCCGCCATTCAGGACGAACTCACCAAGCGCGTGGAGTCCGGTGATCTGGACCCAGCCTTCAGCCACAACGATTGGTCGTTCACCTGGATCGTCGGCCGCCGTTCCTGGAAATACCCTGCCGCCGTCACCGGCCTGGAAGCCCAGCTCAAGGAGGCCAAGCGCGCCAGCGAAGCCGATGGCAGCGCGCTCCCCACCACCGGCGCGCCGTATTGGACAATCCGGGAGCCGCGGCCATGAATGCCACCGACAGCCTTCTGGGCCGCACCGTGCACGCCCTCGCTGAGGGCTTGTACATGGCCGGCCACAGCGACTGCTGGCAGGCTGAAACCTGCAAGGTGCTGCTGTTGCACGCAGCGGCCGAGTTGATCGTGCTCGAGCAGCAGGCCGGCCGGCCCTTAACCTTGCAGGACGCCTGCCAGTTCCTTTGCCGTGGTGCGGAGGAGCAGGCATGACCGAATCAACCCTTGAGCGCATTCGGCACGACCTGCAGCAACTCATTGAAACCGCCGCAGCCGAAGTGGAGCTCACGCAGCAGGAGACCGCAGCGGCCCTTGAGGCCGCCTCTGGGGCGCCTGCAATCGCTGCGGCCTATGACCAGGGCCGCCAGGACGAGCGCGCTCGTGTGCTGGCGCTGCTGGCCCACCAGCAGGAGATGTTGGGCAGGGCTGGGCTCAATGCGATCAGCCTGGCCACTCTGAGGCGAGCGCTGGAGGTTGGGGAAGGGTGACAAAGACCCTCACCGATTACCGGGCATTTATCGCCTCCAAGGGCACCGCTGCGGCGTCGCACGGATTCACCCCCGCCAATCAGTGGCCAAGCCTGTTCCCGCACCAGCTGGCCACCTTGCAGTTTGTCTGCGAGAAAGGCAGGGCTGCCGCGTTTTTGGACACCGGCCTGGGCAAGTCCAGGGTCGAGGCCGCTGCTGCTGCTGAGTTTGCCCAGCAGTCAGGCCGGCCATCGCTGATCCTGACCCCGCTGGCGGTGGCCCGGCAAATGCAGCGCGAGTGCGCCGCCATCGGCGTCGATGCCCGCGTGATCCGCGAGCAATCAGAGGCCGGGCCAGGCGTCAACATTGCCAACTATGAGCGGTTGCCAAAGCTGGACCCCAGCGCCTACGGCGGCGTCGTGCTGGACGAGAGCAGCATTCTGAAGAGCTTTACCGGGCCCACAAAGCGCATGCTTTGCGATGCGTTCGCCTTCACGCCGTACCGGCTGGCTGCCACGGCTACGCCGGCGCCCAACGATCACATGGAGATGGGCAATCACTCTGAGTTCCTGGGCCACCTAGGAAGCATGGAGATGCTGTGCCGGTGGTTTGTCAACGACACCAGCACGGCCAGCCAGGATTGGCGACTGAAAGGCCACGCTCAGGCTGACTTTTGGCGATGGGTGGCCAGCTGGGCCAGGGCCGCCACGTTGCCATCTGACTTGGGCGGCGACGATTCGGGATTTGTGCTCCCGCCCCTCACCTACGAGCTTCACACGGTGTCGGCTGACATCACCGTGGACGTGCCCGACGGGATGCTGTTCAGGATTCCCGACGGCAGCGCCACCACGGTCCACAGAGAGAAGCGACTAACCATGGATGATCGGGTGGCCAAGGCCGCCGAGATCGCCAACGCCGCCGACGGCGCTGTGATCGTCTGGTGCGAAACCAATGGCGAATCGTCAGCACTGGCCCAGTCCATCCCTGACGCGATTGAGGTGCATGGATCCATGGATCCAGAGGAGAAGATCGCCGCGCTGGACGATTTCACGTTTGGCCGGCGCCGCGTGATTGTCTCAAAGCCGAAGCTGGCCGGCCTTGGCCTTAATTGGCAGCACGCCAACACTGTCGTATTTGCCAGCGTCAGCCACAGCTATGAGCAGCACTACCAGGCCGTGCGCCGGGCCTGGCGGTATGGGCAAACCCGGCCAGTCATCTGCCACGTCGTGATCAGCGACACGGAAACATCGATCTGGAGCAACGTGCAGCGCAAGTCCCAAGACCATCAGCGCATGAAGCGCGCCATGGCTGAGGCGATGAACGGCCACCAATTAGCAGCAATCAAAAAGGCCTATTCACGCACCAACCGAGTCACCCTTCCCGATTTTCTTAAATGAAACCCGACTACCAAGGCGACAGCTGGGCCATCTATTTGGCCGACTGCATTGAAGTCATGAATGGCTTGCCGGACGGCATCATTGACCTTGCCATTTTCTCGCCGCCATTTTCTGATCTGTTTGTCTACTCAGATTCCGAGCGCGACATGGGCAACTGTGGCAGCCATGAAGAGTTCATGGAGCATTATGCCTATTTCACAGAGGCTCTGTATCGAGTGCTCAAGCCTGGCCGTATTGCCTGCGTGCATTGTTCAGACCTGCCAGCACGCAAGAGCAAGGATGGATTCATTGGCCTGCATGACTTTGGCGGCGATCTGGTCCGTGCCCATCAGGCCGCCGGATGGGTCTACCACGCTCGCTGCACGATTTGGAAAGACCCTGTGATTGAGATGCAGCGCACCAAGGCTTTGGGCCTGCTCTACAAGCAGCTGAAAAAGGACAGCACGCGCAGCCGGGTGGGAATGCCTGATTACATGCTCTTCTTTCGCAAGGATCAAGAGAACCCCGATCCCGTGACCCATGACCCTGAGGATTTGCCCGTGGGCATGTGGCAGGAGCTGGCGTCGCCTGTTTGGATGCAGGTCAATCAGACCAAAGTGCTGAACGGCAGGATGGCCAAAGGGCAGGAGGATGAGCGCCACATCTGCCCGCTTCAGCTGGACGTGATCGAGCGCTGCCTGACCCTCTACAGCAACCCTGGCGATCTGGTGCTCGACCCGTTCAACGGCATCGGCAGCACTGGCTACCAGGCCGTGAAGATGGGCCGCCGCTACATCGGCGTCGAACTGAAGCCCGAGTACGCACGCCAGGCCGCCCGATTCTTGGAGCAGGCCGAGGGGCAGTCAACGTCGCTGTTTGACTCGGCCTCGGCAGCCTGATCGCATGACCAACCCCCAGAAGGCCAAGGGCGACCGCGCCGAGCTTGAAGCGTCCGCGATCCTCACCGACCTGCTGGGAGTGCCGGTGCGGCGCAAGCTGGGCGCTGGCCGCATTGATGACACCGGCGACCTTGACGGCGTGCCTGGTCATGTGGTGCAGGTGGCCAGCTGGGCCGATACAGCAGCCGCGGCACGGGTGAAGCCGAAGGAAGCTGAGCAGCAGCGCATCAATGCCCAGGCCACCCACGCAGCCACGCTGGTCAGGTTCAGGGGCGGCACCTGGCGGGTCGTGCTGACCCTGGAGCAGTGGAGCCGGTACGTCCAATGCACCAGGCCCTGAAGCCTTTCTGGATCACCGTACGCCTCGACTGCTGCCGCACCCAGGACCACCGGATCCGATCGGACTCAGCCTGGGCCGCTGGGTGGCTCTGGCACCAGCTGCACCCTGATCAGACTGTGTTGATGGTCAGGGAGGTGAAGTGATGGCGTCGGTTTCGTTCCAGGTCACTGGCCTTGATCAGCTGCAGCGCATGCAGGCATTCCTGGCGCCTGAAACATTCCTCAAGGCGCAACGTGGTGGGATCAGCTATGCCCTCAAGGCCGTCTCCCCCGCGGTGGCCAAGGGCATCGGCGCGGCCTACAACCTCAAGGCCGCCAGGATCAAGCAAGACATCCTCAGCGCCAAGATCGACCCGGGCGGATTGTCGGCCACGGTGCGATTCAGCAGGAGGCCGCCAACCCTTGCCGCATTCAATCCCAAGCCCGGCAAACGTGGACACCAGCCAGGCCTGGGCCGTGGCATGGGTTGGGGCAAGGCCAAGCCACAGGGCAAGCCGCTCACTGCTGTGACCTTGCGAGCCAGGGGCCGCACCGCGTTCCCTGGTGCGTTCATGGCGACAGGTGCCAGCGGCAACATGCTGGTGATGCGCAGGGATGCCAATGGCAGCCTGAAGGCTTTCCATGAGCCGTCGATCGGCTCATTGTTCCTGGGCAAGTCCAAGATCGGCCCGCAGCTGCGCATGGATGTGGAGGCTCGCATCAATGAGCAGTTCATCAAGGGTTTCCAGCGAGTGCTGGATTCAGCCTCGCGGGGATTTTGAGCGGGTCCCTCCTCCCCCACCCCCTTAGTGCCGGTCCACGAGC